GGGACCTTGGACCTGGCCCAAAAGCTGGACTACATTTTGGGGGGGTTGCTGCATTAGTCAAACAAGCATCGCCCCACCCTGGTCCTGGTCCGAAAGCAGGCATACATTACGGCGGGATTGCGGCAATGACTGCCCAGGCATCATCAGCCATTAATGCTCCCCAGAGTCGAAAGGCCGAGATTGAAAAAGGGGTTGAAGCAGATTACACAGCGATGGTTGAGGCGGGGGTCGGCTTTGTTGCGGGCCAGCAGGCCAAGAGAATGAATCAGGCACTTGAGGCTGCCTTGGCACATGAAAAGTTAGCCTCAGCCATGGCTGAGGGTATCCGCCGGGCGGGGGTGCTCCCTGTCCGTAATGAAGGTTCGGGGGATCCGTTGACCAACGATGGCCGACGCCCTGACGGGCCCGGAGGAACTCTCTGATGTCGGGTAAAGGGACAGAGCCTACTCGAGCAAGAGCGCGATTGAGGTTTGCCGACCTAATGGACCCGTCGGACTACATCACTGCCTTATACAATCCAACACAGTTGGATCAGAAGATCCAAGCGCGGACAGGCAGCCCCAAGCCGATTGGGGGGGCGGCGGTCCCCCAATATGAGGGGACGGATGGATTCGAAACCTTCTCCATTGTGCTCCAGCATTCTGAGCGCAGGATGCTCGACAAGATGCGGCACGGAGGGAAAAAGTCGAAGGACCGATGGACAGATCGGGACGAAGCTGAGCTCCCGATGGCCGAACGGTGGCTCATCTCGAAGCTGCATCCACGGGGGTACGGCCTGGCCCCGTCTCGGCTGATGCTTCTGTGGCCTAATACCTGCACCATGTTGATTTCTGTAGATGCTGTGCAGCGGTCCATCGTTCGATGGGACGAAGACCTGGTCCCGCGACAGGGTACGTTAATAGTAACTGTCACTGAGCATGTCGAGGGCCTCCGCACAGCGGGGTATGTGATGGCCCAGGGCATGTCAGGGATTGGCCTCGGGGGTATCTATAATGCACTCAACAGTCTCGGTGTCGACGGAGGAGTCGGGGCTGTGGGTCTTGGTATAGGGAGTGGGGGACAGGGAGGGACCAGTGGCCAATAGTGCATCCAGGAGTGATCTGGCGGCCTATGATGTTGGGGGCCTTGGTCGGCACGGCTATATTTATGAAGGAACAGATGGTCGTATGGTGTTGTCCGTCCCGGAGAGACTGCCCAACCTGGAGATGGTCGGCGAGGCGTTTCCCGAGGCGTATGAGTGCAAGGGGTGGGAGCTGCCGATGTCTTTGCCGGGAATGTTCTACCGGGGGATCCTCGGTAGGCCTATCGACGCCTGGGAGATCATTGCTCAGTTCCAGGAGGACCCGATTGAGGACCCGTTTGAACCGCTGGCCCGGGGGAGGATTATCATGATCCCACCCATCGAGTACTTCTCAATCGCCTATGGGTCATCTTTGTCCGAGCAACCCGAGTTGGGGTAAGACATGCCGGCCACTGATTTCCAGACCTGGAATCCTGTCTTCAATGTACAGGTGCTGCAGGGCAAGATTGGCCCCCGGGCCTTTCTGGAGAGAGTGCTGCGTGTCAAGTATGTGGACCGAATCAAAGAGTATGATCAGCTTGAGATGGATGTCCTGAACCACGACGGGCTCTTCTCTGACCATAGGTCATTGTCCGCCGGGATGATCATCGCTATCAAGTTGGGGTACATCGACGGCACATTTCCGTGGAAGGTATTTGTTTTAAACCGACAGCGAGGGGGAGTCGGAGTTCGTGCTCATGGCGAGGGGCGCCATACGGTTGGGCAGAATGAGAGTGTGGCTACTCTGTTCGGCCGGAACAGGAATGCCAAGGGCGGCAAGATGCCGCAAGGATGGAAGCTGAATCGTCGGAACCCACCTGGTGTCCAGATTGTTCGAACGGATAGCAAGGGTCAAATTCGAAAGTCCCGACGAGCCTTCGCCGCCACGAGCGACCTAATGGGGATGGAGATGCAACTTGGCGAGTCCGGGACAAAGGGCCCCCGGATCATCGTCGCCAAGTCCTCCTCTGCAGCTGTGCAAGAGATCGCCCGCCGGGCCGGCTTCAACCCTAGTGGTATCTTGGTCCAGACCACCTCGGACCATCTGGAGCGTATCGAAATTCCCGCTGGTCGGGCCGATGCGGACCACCTGCAGATCATGGCGGACCAGTTCGGCTTCCAGTTCAAGATCGACGACGAGGGAGTACTCCACTGGCATTCCCCAACCTGGGAAGGAGACCGGGAGAAGGGGGAACCTGTTGAAAGTTCAGTCTATGGGGCAGGGCAAGATTTACTCAAGCTCTCCATCGATTCGGACTTCCGGCTCCCTATGCCCAAGAAGGTTAAGCGCACCGGTGTGGACCCGAAGACCCGCAAGGTGATCGTGCGGGACGCTGAGATGGAACAGGTCACCCGGTCCATTAATATGGGGACTGGCTATGTTCAGGACCTTGGGCTTGTGCCTGGAGGGGGGGCCGGGACGTCACTGCCGGCTGCGCATCGGGATGCCATCATGAGGAACTATGTGTATCCGGCGTTGGCCAACTCCCCTATTCAGGTATCTGACCAGGCCAAGAGGGACTTCATCCATAAACTCTCCCAGGGCTTCATGCTCTCTGCAGAAGATGTTGGCAACCCCCGTTTGCAAGCAGGTAAGACTCGTCGAATTGGAGGGACTGGCTCCATTTTCTGTGATGGTGTCTGGCTCATCGGGGAGGCCCATCATACGCTCCAGCCGGGTCAACCAGGCGGGGGGGGTGGGATTGTCTACGGGACCAACACCCGCCTGAAACTTCCCCCCGAGGACAAAAGGAGAAAAGACATAGAGGTTGTCAAGACGGGGGGGCAAAAGTGGTGGCAGGTGACGCGTAACATCCAGATTGGAACTGGGTACGTTACGGGCCGCAAACGGATGAGAGCTGGGGGAGGAACCTGAGACGATGGGCGAACGCATCAGTGGCTTTATACCTGGAATTGTAACCGATCGGGCTGATCCTGATGGACTGCACAGGGTACGGGCTCGCCTTCCTGGATACTATGAAGAAGCCACTCCATTCTGGATCTGGCCGGGCAATGTGCCAGGGTCAAGCATCAGCGAGGACGGCAAAGTTCAGGGGTCGTGTTATCCACCCCCCAGGGTTGGGTCGATGATTGATGTGACCTTTGCCTGGGGGGAATGGGATCGTCCTGATGCCTACGCCAAGTACTTTCCCTCCCACTTCACTCTTGGCGAGGACGGGTCAGTGCAGGGGCCACCTTCCGTGTTCAACCCTGACGTAGATGTTGCGAAGCGGCGAGAGCGGGTGTGTATCTGGGAGGATGATAAGTTTGTATTCTCTGTTCAAGAGGAAGGTGTTGAGGGAGTGGATGGAGAACACACCATGACCATGGCATCAAAGAGTGGCCTGACCAAAGTCCAGATTGTGAGGGGTGGTGGTCAGACAGGGACCGGAGAGATCCTGAGGATTGAGGGTCGAGCTGGGATCAAGATCTTCGCCATGGGGTCCATCAACATCGATGCGAAGTTGGGGGTTGAAATTCAGGGACGCAAGGTCACCAAGGGTGGCCTGAACAATGGAACTATCTGATGGCTGATGATCCCTCCCTGGAAGCACTCGACGTAATCTGCCGGCCGCTTCCTGTCCCGGAGACCCTACCAGAGTTGGAGCTTCCGAACTTTGGTGCCCTGCGTAAGGCCTGGGGGTCTTTAGCTCAGGTGCCCGACACAGGGGACCTACTGTGTGAGTTCCAGGACATGATCGCCCCGGCCATGGCATCGATTCGTCGATGGATGGTTCTGCAGAAGCTCGCCCAGCAGATTTCCAAGTGCTTCCAAGTAATCCCCGATTCGATCATGACTCTGTCGCCAGATCCTATCTTCGACTGCATCGAGAACCTGACCAAGTATGTGCTTGAGATTGTCAAGTCTCTTCCCCCCCTGGCTTACGTTCAATACGGAATGACGATTGCTCGGTACTGCATCCTGTTCATTGACGAGATCTTTCTCCTGTTACAGGCCATGAATCAGATCATTGCAGACTACCAGTCGATCGCCTCGGATGCTCTACTCCTTATGGACAAGGAACTTCAGGGTCAGATTCCGTGTGCGGCAACCGACATGCTTGCACCTGTCGCAACAATCTCTGACCAGATGCTTTTTATTGGACCCGCCATGTCCGTCCTTCTAGAGCCCTTCCTTCTGCTACCTGGAGGCCAACTCCTCAAGCCCATGATCGATCAGTTCAAGGACATGGAAGACTTCATGAAGGACATCAAGGATCAGATTCAGCAGGGGGGTGCGCCAACTCCGTTCCCCCCGCCCCCATCCTTCATAAGTATCATCGCTGGTGGTCCAACCGGGGAATCCCCGCCCTTCCTCCCAATCCCCCCGTTAGGACCTATGGTGTCGGTCATCGGATTTAATCGGTATCTCTTGGTCGAGATCTACAACTTCCTAAAACCCCTGGCCTCTGGAGTAATTGTCAAGCCCATTTTCATTGATGGAGTCCCGCGGCCCATGCTTATCGATGTCCAGTCTGGTGCTGTGATCGGCCCTCCGTTCATGGACATCCTGGATAACCTCCCCACCTTCGAGTATTTCTAGGGGATAAATGAGGTAGAATAGGGAGATCATGAACGGAGCTGGCCAAAATCCATCACAGAATATTGCAAGGATGCCTCCAGGGTTGCGCGCCCAGGCATTGTCGTGGCCACTGACCTTCGTTGGGCCTCAGATGCTCACGACGCAGGGAGTGGGACGTGTACGGCAAGCCCTCGAGCATCTTGTCAGGACACCAATGGGGGCCTACTGGATTGACCTGGAGTATGGGACCATCTTTGATGCGGTCCGGACGCAGCACATGACCCAGTCCTCTTCTGATGGGGGAGTCTTGTCTGGGGGGCTGGTAGATAGCGCTGTGGCCCACTTCCAGCGCCAGGTGAGCATCTACTGTCCAGGTATTGTGCTACACTCAGTCCATATGTTCAGGCAGTCGGGTGCTCGACTGCGAGTGGATATTGTCTGGACGGTCAAGTCCCTCCGAGGTCAGGGAGCTCTCGGGGCACTGCCTGATGGCGGAGGGCTGGGTAGCTCCTTGTCAGTGGTGCTCTAAATGTACAGACCTCTCGTCCCGGAAGATGACCTGATTCTGGTCCAGCAGGATCGTGAGTCCATTCGTGCTCGCCAGGCTTGGATGGCAGCTCGGGCACATGACGGTTGGGTTGACCAGTCGTTGGCCAGTGCGGAAAACGTCCTGTTAGAAGGCCAGGCCCTTGTCGGGGGGGCGGCTTTCTCCCTGATCAATGAGCGTGCACGCCAGCTTACCTTCGCCCAGGTCACCGATCGGTTAATGTGCATCCGGAAGATCCGACCGAGTGGGTTGTCTATGTCCGGAGCAAAGGCTGCCATCGTTCCGGGCTACTTCTCGACGGCCGGCGCCGCTGCAGCCCCGAAGCGCATTTTTCTCCCCGGGGCAGGGGAGGTGCAGCCGATTCGTCTGCAGTCCGGACAGGGGATTTGGCAACTGGCTTCCACAGGGGTTTCCGAGATCACTGGTGGCTCCATCCAGTCCCCCTCTCTGACACTGGAGCAATCAGACTCACACGAAGCCATCGAACAGGCATCAGGATTTCCGGGGCAGATTATTGTCCTCGGGCACTGGCCTGTGATTCCAGCCTCCATTGTCGTGTCCGATCCAAACGGGCCCTTTGACCGGGTCCGCCCTGACACTGGTCTCCCTTGGATCAGTCCTTTGGAGATGGGGAATAGCGACCGGGGATACATCATCCTCATCGACAACTACGGCAAGGCGTACCTGCAATTCGGGGATGGTATTCATGGTGTAATGGGCGAAGGGGACATCGAGATTCTGTACAAGACTGGAGGTGGGAAAGACAACGCCGTGGTCGCCGGTGCCCGATGGACCATCTTGGATGCCGTGTACAACGAGGACGGTGATAAGGTCACTGTTCAGTTCACCAATTCGGCACCATCCTCCGGGGGTCTCGACCAGATGTCTGTTGAGGAGGCCCGGGTACGGATGCCTGCCCAGATTCGTGCTTGGGAGCGGACTGTTAACGAAGTTGACGCCGAGGCTATGGCGGAGACGGTCGGGGGGGTAGGTCAATCGGCCCTGATTACCTCAAACCATGTCGCAGGTGTCCCCGAGGATGTAGGACGTTTATACATCGTGGCCCTCGGATCACAATACTCTGATTCGCTGTATTACCCCCCTGCTGCTCCTACAGATTCCCAACGAGATGCCATCGGGGCCATCTTTGCACCTGGGGGGGCGGCGCCGGGTTTGATGGGGACCCGAATAGATGTCTTTGATGCTGTCTTCAAGACAGTCAACATCGTAGTTCAGGTCTATAAGGCTGCAGGGGTTTCCCAGACCGCGGCGAGGAGTGCCATCGTTCGTGCATTGCAGATGCACTTCGCCATTGCCGATAGCGAGCGTGCCCCCCTGTACACCGTAGACTTCGGATTCCGCTTGACAGATTCCGGTGGGACCATCACCTCCCAGATGGCCTGGTCTGGCATCTTCGAGGTGATCGCCGGGACATCTGCTGTAGCGAGCATTCCCCCCGACGACGAGAACCTGGTCTTGAATGGAACCCGCGGCTCGGTTGTTTTGGGTTATGAGGAGTTCCCAGTGCTCGGAACGGTCACCATCTGGGACATGGATGAGGGTGTGGAGATCTAATCGGGATGACCGCAGACGTCAAAAATCCCTCTTTCGAGATCGCCGGCCCAGGCTGGGGGCAAGCCCAAGATTGGATCGAAGAGCAGACCGGTGTGGCCGAGGATGTAGCTACTTTCGTGGATGGGGGGCGGCGAGTTCCGTTTGAGAGATATTGTGCTGGGTGGGGGTCAAACCAACTAGCTCAGGTAGCTTTTGGGGTTGGGGACCTGGTGGTTGCTATGTTTGAGAACAACAGCGAGCCCCAGGAGACCTACTGCACCTCCTGGGTCGAGCCACAGACACTGGTTGATCCCCTCAATCCCAGGTATAACCATGATGCCCAGTCCCAGTTTGGTGTATCCGATCTGGTTGAGGCTATGTTCAATGCCCTAACAGATGACTATGAGGGATACCAGGAAGGGTGGGAGGACAACGAGGACTCCAGCTACATGTTCCCTGGTGGAGTCCTGTGGTCCAAGTTCACCGAAGCATTGTCGCTGAGCATCCTGATGGGGGAGACGGTAGTTGTAGAAATCGATGGGGGCGCACCTGCTGTCTTGGTTTTCACCAGGGACTTGAATGGAGCTGTAGACATTGCTCTGGACCTGACTACCCTTCTCGGCGCCGCCGGGTTTGGGGTGGCGCCAGATGATGACCATCTCGGTCTGCAATCAGCTACAGATGAGACCGGAACGGTAAAAGTGACCGGAGGGACCGCCCGGCTCGGATTCCCCTTGGATGCGGATATTGGAGTATCCACGCCGGCCACCTTCACCTTCGGGATCCCCAGGGATTGGGAGCACTACAGTACCGATTGGGAAAACAACGAGGACGCCGAAGATGGTTTCCCACCCCTCGGCGCCGGGGTGCTATCGGCGGCAATGTTTGATGGGGCTGCAAAGAGCTACGAGAATTACGGGGGGGCGTGGACTGAGACCTTGCCATAAGGTAGGGGCTGGCCTGTAGAAGACGGGCCCTGGAGGTGTATCATCGCTCAAGCTGACTGGACTGACTGTGACGGAAGTTCCCTCGATACCGCGTCGATCCTGAGAGGTGTATCGAATGCGTTCACCCCGCCGGCCGGACCGGACACCTTTGTCTACGGCTTTCGGGCGATCAAGTCCGCAACTGGGGCTGGTGGGAAACGGGTGGCGCTGGCCAACTTCCAACCGTTCACTGGGTCCCGAAAGGCAGGAAGCCTATCGTGGCCGATGAAGCGGTTCTCCTCGGGAATCAAGTTCGCTCCGTTCTTTGCCCTGCTCAATGACACTGACCTGTCGGTGGCCCAGGGGTACATGGTAGCTCTGACCCAGGAGGCCAGTTACAAGATCGGTCTGTTTAAGGGGAGTCCCCTGAGTGGGTTTTCCTCTTCGGCATCCCACTGCCTTGCCAAGTCCTCGGCTGCCTTCGATGATGTCGGGGATGTGGCCGCGGCCTGGAAGCACTTGAAGCTCGATGTGCTAGTCAATCCCCACGGAGAAGCTGTCCTGAATGTGTGGGAAAACGATCTGGCGTCCAATGATGTGGACAGTCCGTCCTGGGCGGCCATCCCTGGCTTGTCTCAGTTCATCGACGACTCACTCGGGCATTTCTCCGGAGGGGTCCCGGTCCTTGATGGATTCTATGGGATCAAGGGGATGTACACCAATGGGCAGTCCGGTGACATGGTCTTGTTTGGCCGGGCCACCGTCCACCGTCAGACTAGCCCCTAAAACAGGCTGAAGGAGAGAGTACGTGGCAGGGCCGCTTTGGGCATACCCGGGAGTCAAGGAAGGGAGGATCACTCCGGTCTTTTCCCAGGCCGGAGGCTCGGGTGGTTACGGGTATTCCCCTTACGTGGGCTACTACTCCCCCTACCCAAATTACTACTACGGGTTCTCCAGCGACAAGGTTTTCTGCCTCGGTAGGGATTCAGTCCCGCACTCGCTTCGGAAGCTCCAAATCGGGGCCACGGCCAGTGTCCGGCAGTCAACTGTTGTCAGCGGAGCTGACAAGTTCTGGCTCTTCATGTTCCACATGCGGGTACCTGAAGGGCTGCCCGAGTTGGCACCAATCTGTTTGGGTGAGGAGGTCTCTTTTGTTGCTGGTGCCGGTGGGTCCCCCCCAGGGAGCCGGGGCCTCATCGATCCCGCTGATGGTCTGTCGGGGGTGATCCTGGATCCTGCCAGTGCCTCAGTATTCCCAGATGGATTAGATGGCCTGCAGCAGTGGTGCCAGATCTCTGGGGCAACCGACGGGGATAACAATGGCATCCACAGGCTGGTATGCGTCCCGGAAGGTCAAAGAAGTAAGGTTGCTGTCATCGAGAATCAGAAAACGTTGCTCAGTGCCCCCCTCCCAGATACTGGGGCCATGATGCAGACCCTCAACGACAACGGCCTGCTCGGGGCTGGAGTTGACATCTCCCTACTTGGCGCCCGATGGGTTGGCCGGGCATATGCTGATTGGGGTACCGGCTACCAGGAGCGTGTGGCCCTCATCGAGTATAAGGGTGGGAATATAGTACGGGGTGCAATGTCCTTGCACCTGTCTCAGTACGTCGGGCCCTTAACTGTCAAGTTTGAGGTGAAGCTGGAGCAGGTGTCCTGATGGCGACTCCTATCCTTATCAAGACTCCAGCCCTGTACATCGACGAGATCCGGGGGTACAGCCCTGTAGGATCTCTGCATCTGGTCAATTGCGTTCCTGGGGGCCAAGAAGTAGATGTCCCGATCTCAGCATTGGTGTCGCTCCAGCTCGTCGGGACGGTAGGGATAGCTCTCGAGCCGGACACTATCATCGAGATCGTCCGGGGAACATCGGGCACCAGTGAGGTGGTGGTGGACATGGGAGCTGGCGGTGTGCAAGCCGGCTGGGCCGGCTCTGCAACCCTTCGGCAGAGTATTGGTTCTGCAGTCCTCGATGAATTGGTAGTAGCTGTGACACCAACGCTACCTTTCAAATCCCTGGAGGAGATCACCATTCGGGTGAGGGGCCAGCTGGTTGGCGGAGCTGCTGTCCTCGACGAACACTACCAGTTTACCTGTGAGGATCAGACATCTCCCACCATCTCCAAGGTCTTGTGGATGACACCCGTCAAGGCAATGGTGGTCTTCGACGAAGTTGTCAGCCTTGATACTCTGTTTTCGGTATATGGAAAAGGCAACGTTGAGGTGGTCACCGGGCATGTACGGCTGCGAGGGGAGAGCGAGCAGGCCCTCTCCATTGATGCTGGGATGGTCCTTGGGGTACGGGGATCCATCGAGAGCCTTAATAATTGGGACGACCTGATCACCTCGACGGCAGGTTATGGGGTAGATTCCGGGGGGTACCTGGACATCACCCCGAACCGAGCATCCCTCCTTGTTGCCGACGATGGGATCGACAGGGACGAGTTGGGGCAAAAGACGTTCCAGCGGCAGATTCGTGCGGTGGTGAGTCATGTCGAAATTACGCACAGGATCGATGATGAAGGAGCTGGTGGGGGGGCAGGTTCCCCGGAGACCATTCAGGTAGCCTACGTCCCCCTGGTCAAAGACCTCCAGTTCGTTGTGGAGGAGGACCTACCAGAGGGGGTTGCCGCGGGCCAAGCCGTGTGGCTTGAAGTAGACGAACCTATGTCCCTCGGCCGGTTATACGCCATCAACTGGAATTGCTCCGATGCCAATGGGAACTGGGGAACAACCTCAATCAGTTTCGAGATGCCGAGTTTCCAGGTCAACCTGCAGGGGCTCGATTTCACCACCCCGGGTATCCAAAGCCCCAAGGACTTACGACAGGATATCGAGGAGGGAGAAGGGTCCCTCTACAAGATCTGCAGGATCCTGAACGATCCGATTCTCTTGGTCAGGTACTATGCCGAACGGATGAAGTACCTGGAAGACCCGTTTGGGTGCCCTGACGAGTTTCTCCCCTTCCTCCTGTACGATCTTGGAAATCCTTTTCGGTTCGCCCTGCGTACCTTGCGATTGGGTCGGTTGGCCGCTCTGTACTTTCCGGATCTGATGAGGAGGAGGCCCACGCCTGGGTCTATCGAAGACTTCATCTTCGGGGTATTTGGTATCCCCTGCAGGGTAGTCCCCTTCTGGACAGCACAGCACTGGCAACTGGATGACCCTGTGTACAGCCGCCTTGGGCACACAACCTCTCTGGCGCCCAGTTCTTCCTGGGAAAAAAACTGCTGGGTCCTGGAGCTACAACTGAACGTGGATGCGCAAACCGAGCTGGACATCATCGAGACCTGTGAGTGGTCTGATGGTTGGAACATGCACTTCATCGGCGTCATCGAGCCTGAAGATATCGCGGCCGGTGCCTTGCTCCCGGGTGGGGGATACTGGACACTAAACACATCAGCCCTTGGCTCCGGAACGATCTTGAGTCCGTAGGCCCAAAGAGAGGAAGCAGCCATGCAGCAAAAATACAACGACTACGCAGGTCAGATTGTCACTCAGGGTCACATGGACGACAGGACCGATGCAGTCGAAGATGCCGAACGAGATCTAGCCTTCGAGGCTGGGCTCTTGCAGGCCAAGGCATCGGCCACACCTGGTGCCGAAATTTTTGGGGGCATCCGCAACGGACTGGTCGTCACCAAAAACTCCAGTACCAAGGTCGATGTGACTCCCGGCAACTGCCGAGACGATGCCAGGGTTCGTGTCGAGCTTCCCCTCGCGGCCACTGTCTTAATGACCAAAGCAGGCGCCACTGATGCGGCAGATTACACCGACGCTATCAGTGCCTCTGGTGTGGACATCCTGACCGCCTGCCCGGTTGGCAGGTACATCGTGGCCTCCCTGTTCCTGGTCAAGGACGAGGTCCTGTCAGACCTGCAGCAGGATGAGACCCTCGTCTGGGTCTACCATTCAATCCAGGAGAGCTTCCACTTCTCCATCGAGCTGGGGACTTCCTTCAATCCGGCAGCCGTCCCTGTGGTCCCGAACAGGGCTTCCCTCTCCGATGGTAAGGTGCTCCTGTCTGACGTCCTGATCTTGAACGTGGCGGGCAACTTGGTCATCCAGGCATGCTGTGCTTCCTCTGCCGACTGGGACGCCCTCGCCGGCAACTTCATGGACTGGTCCGGCCGGCGAAGCGACTGGTTCGCAGCCGAGATCGACGACACCAACCTGGACTATCAGATTGAGCAGATTCGTGGAGGTTCAGCCCGTGAGGTCCTCTATGACGTACTGCAGCTGCTGCAGCGGAATACAGCTGCCCTGAACTCCGGCGCCAGCACCATCGGCGCGCCGGGCAGAACCGTGTCCTTGTCAGAGCTGCCGGCTGTAGCCACGGTTCTGACCCAAGGCACTATTGAAACCCAGTTGGCAGTACTACTCTCCTACGCTGCGAACACCCTGGTCAGGGGGGGGAACAACACCCTCAAACCCTACGGGAGCGTGGATGGGATCACTGCAGTCCCAACAATGCTCAATGCTACTAAGGCCATGTATGTAATCCAGGCCCTGCAAGATGCTGGCGCCGCGGATGTCTTCCGGCTCGGGAAGCTTCGGGGGCACATCAGCCTCCCAGATGTCTTCTATGAGAACTGGCTCAGCACCCCAGCCGCTGCGTCCGGACTACGCTCCGTACCCGACTTCACCCACAAGACGTGGCAGACAATTCTCGGGGGGACCGGGGCAGTGTACCTCCGCAACAGCAACGACGGCGCCCCGAACCATCGAGGAATTCTGGAGCTCCAGAATACAGCTGGAGGGGATTCCGCCCAGGTGTATTCCCATATAGACAAGGGAGGGGTGAGGGTACATGGGGGCTGGACCTTAGGAAGTTCCCCATGGGGGGTCTTCGTCGTCCGGGTCAGAGTCAGCTCCGTGGCGGCCGGCTTTGAGTTTCAGGTCGGAATGATGACCCAGGGTGGGATTTCCTTTGTCCGCTTTAGGGTGGACCGCACCTTATATGGCAATAGCAATTGGCACCTGGATGTGACCGACGGGGCAGCAAACAACATCGCAACGGATACAGGGGAGGCTTGTGCGGCGGACACCTGGTACACCCTCCGTTTGGCCATGCTTTCTACTACCCAGATTGCCTACCAAATTAACAACGGATCGGAGGGAGTACATACAGCAGCCAATGCCATGGCCACCAATCCTTATGTACTCGAAAGCTACACCACCTCCAACGTCGGTGGCACTTATGGACTCATCCAAGAGATCATGGCCCACAACGGCCTACTTCAGGCCGACAAGTATTAACCCCCGAGGAGGAACACCATGCCACTTTTGAATGGGCGAGTCGAGGTACGGATTAGGAGGCTGACCCGAATTAAGGGGGGCCCAAAGACTGCGAAGAATCAGGATCGTTATCAGGTGGAGATCGATAACCAGCCAGCACTGGGTTTCAACATCGGGGCGGACCTGCCCTCGGAGCTGCTTCGCAAGGCCAAGGCAGAGGCAAAGGAGAGGTTCAAGGGAGCCTTTTCTATCTACGCACTGAACCTGACGGCCAGGGACAAGGCTCTGCTCACCTTAGCCCCCATCGAGCCTCGGGCAGTATAGCCACCCAACCCTTATGGCCTACACCTACCCTACTCTCAAAGGGATCATCCAGCTTGCAGCTGACCTGCTTGCTGATCTTGGCACCAAGGTCGCACTAGGGAGCACTACTGGTGACCCCGTCCTTATGCCCGCCGCAGCCAAGAAAGGGCGGAGGAGCTGGGCGAGGGGGACCTTATGGTTGTCGGGAACGTCTCCGCCGGATGTAGTGCTTCAGGAGATCGGTGCCCACCTCGATAAATTCTGGGCCCCCTGGGCAGAGATATCAACCAGCGGAGCTGGTGTCGCCCCGGCCATCACAACACAAGAAGGGATCGCCTCTGCTACCAAGAGTGAGATTCTAGATATGCTCTACATCAACTTCTCACCAGAGTTCCTGTCGGCCAACTACGTAGCCCATGCGAGCCTGGGGGTAGTCCCCTCTTGCGCGGCCTACTACAGGTTTTCCAAGTCCCAGCTAGGCGTCCGCTTCTCCGACCCCGGCACCGGCGCCATCATCAACATCAATAACCAAACCGTTCTGGTCTCCGCTACGGGAAGAGTCTAGCTTCGTCCCGACAACCATAGCGATAGGGGCAGCCTCCTTGGGCTTGTAGCCCTTAATGTGCCACCCCAGGTCGAACTGTGCTTGCCCTTTGCCAGGGTCTACTCCGAGAACCTGGATGGGAGCCATCAGGACTCGACGGAAATCAAGGACCACCACAACCTCATGCGGCATACCCCGCACACCAATCCGTGCATTGAACGGGAGGCTGTCGCTCAGCCCTTGGCTCAACAGCTGTGGCAGTAGAGGGGGACTGGTATACAGGGCAAGGTCTGGAGATAGCTGGGCGTAGAGGGCCAGTCGCCTCCATAGGACGTTCGCCCAGCTGGTGCCGGAACGAAGACCGAGAGGGACCTCGTGGCGACAGACAGCAGCATCGCACCCGTCGATCAGCAAGTCAAGCTGCGCACGCCTCAGAGACTCATCGAGAGAATCTTCGAGGGGGAGAGTAACTTGCCTGCGGCAAAGGACATCCGAGGGCTTATGGATCTCCTTGCATTCGAAGGGGAGTAGGTCCTGGGCCTGTGCGACCTCTCGCTTGATCAACTCCCGCTCTTCGGGGAATTCCTTCAAGGCATTAGGCAACTGACCTGGTTTCTTGGGCTTGGGCATGTGATATCCTCAGCGAATTATGCAGCTAACGAAAGGGAAAAAGAGGATTCTGCTCGAGGCCTTGGATGCACCTGAGACCGGACTGAGCATCGATACCCCCGGGACCGCGGTGTCCTGCAAGTCGATGCAGGCCGCTGGATGGGGAACCTACAAACCAGTGTATCTGAAGGGATCAACGCGGTCAGCGGGGGGTGTCTTCGTTCTGTCTCCCGAGGGCCGGCGTGTAGCTCTGGGCCTACGGACCAAGGCTCGGGGCAGGTAGGGAGCATCAGGGGCCGTCGACAGCCTGTGCCAGCTCTCCGAGGCGCCCCCAGAGCCAGCGGGCGTACCGGCCCACCAAAGAGGTCAGGGGCTCTTCTAGAGGCTCCTGATGGTCCACCAAGAGCTCCTCCGGGTACCGCAAGGTCTTACAGATTTGGGGGCCGTTCCGATTCCCTATCAAGGACATCAGAACTTTCTGAGGATCCACCCCGGCCGAGAGGGCCAAATTAGCCATCGCTAACACAGTTTGACATCCATGCAGAGGGCTGTGGTTCCCGATGTGGCCGCGGGCGTTGAGCATCTCGCTGCGACACATCAGAGTCTTCGGTCGCCCCCCTCCTGGATCCGGCTCGATGATCACGTAGATGCGCCAGATGCGTTGGTCCTCATCCGTTATTGTGAAGGAGCCAAAGGGTGACTGAGTCGTCTGGGGTGGCTGAGGCATAGGGGGTAATTGTGGCCTTGGAGGCGTAGGTTAGTCCAGCCTACTTACCTCTTCGAAGGCCTGTTAGTCGTATCACCAGGCGATCATAGTATTTTTGGAAGCGCAAAGGGACTTGTTCGCGAATGGCGCCAGGGATGTTGTCGACTGTCACCTCCAGGTGTGTGTTTTTGGTCCGGCCGGGATGACCTGTGGTAGACGTCTCCATCTCTAAATGGAATTTGCCGTGAACGAGGATCTCCAGTCGCTGCATTGGGGTTAGGGAGATATCCAGGTCGGTGAAGATGCAGTCTTTGTATGTGGGCATGGTTATTCCGCCTCCTGTGCCTTCAAGACTCTTTTTCCTTTGGCAGTGATGTACCAAAGCAGGGCACCTCGGGTCTCCCCCTTTTTTACTGTCTTTCGGGACCTAACTAAACCCTTGCCTCGGAGGCGGCGGAGGCGGCCAGCGACAGTGTTGTGTTGGGTTGGCCACAAGGCGGAAGAGATACAGTCCGTGGTGAGGCCGGAACGATAAGACCCGAATGCCTTGAGTGTTCTAATCTGGGGGGCTTTGAGGATCATTTACAGTCCTTGATATTGGATGCGATCGAGGGTTCCATGGTGAGGTAGATGGGGCCGAAGTCAGACTGCATCTCGACCTTGCCGAGGTGTTTCTTGTAGATGGCAGCAGCTTCCTCAGCGTGATTGTTGCGGACCAGAGAGGCCCCCTGGTCGTGCAGGTGCAGGAGCATGCCGAACTCGTGGGGGAACTTCTTCGTCCCCTCCTCCATGATACGCCAGAGCCGGGAGTTGAACTGGTCGCCGCATTCGGTCTGGGTGTCCCAGTTTGCCAGTTCGGTGGCAGGGAGGGGACGCAAGGGGCAGTAGCGACGACGGCGGAAGGGTTTAATCTCCATGTAGCCATCCCGCTCTACCTTCTTCAGGTTCTCCTCGTGGTAAACGTAGACCTCGGACAGGGCGCCGTGGAACAGGCGGGTGTGAACCTCCTTGACCATGTCGAGGGTGAGCATGCGCCGGGTCTCCATGTCCACCCACTTGGAGTTGCGGGCGGTGGACTGAATCTTGAAGGGCCCCCCGAGGTACATGCCATTGAAGAACACGTTCTTCTCAACCTTACGCAGGCGCCCGCGGTAGACGTTGTCCCAGCGTTCCCAGTTGTCTGGACCGAACACCTGCACGGCGCAGTAGGTGTGGGGGTCCACCTTGTCAGCAAAGTAGGAGCCCGGCTCGATTTTCCCCTGAAGTACCTCGATGAGGCGGCGGCAACCAGACCGGGCGGCCAGGCGTCGGAGCTCCTGTTGGTCCACGTCCCCACCCACCATGCACCAGCCCTCAGGGGCCTCGAAGATGTCGCGGTCGATGGCCCTCATGTTCTGCAAGTTCGGCGACGAGGTGAACCTGATTCCCTTCTGGTCGTAGGACTTCCACTTGGTGTGCATGTAGCCGCCGGTGATCGCCGCGGCGTAGCTCCCGCACTTCTTGTTCTTGATGATGTCCAGGAGCCCTTCCTCGAGGTCAGTCTCCGTGAACTCCACCTCGTCCATCACGTTGCCCTGCTTGTCCAGGATGGAGAAGACATCACAGTCGATCAGACTCCCGCCGGCCTCTTTGATCTTGGCACGTTCCTCGTCGGGGGTGTCTTGGTAGATGGTGGCATAGGCAGTGGACTCTTCAATGAGGGTGACGAGCAAGGACACGAAGGGGTGCTCGATGTGGTCGATGATGGCCTTATAGGAGGTGGAGGGTTCACCCAGTTCCTTGGTTGTCTCCGTCGGGACCAGTCCCAGGTTGTAAGGGGCCTGGGCGTACTTGGCGCCAAAGAGAGCCTCGGCCTTGTGGGCCGTGGACCTGTGGTTGAAGTCCGGCCAGCTGAGCCAGTCGCGAATTCTCTTACGGATGGCCATCATCTGCTTGAGACGGTCGACTGCTCTGGCCCGACGCTTCGCCATGTTGACCGGGATGCCCCAGTTCTGCATGTTGGCTGCCAGCTCAGCGTATCGGGATTGCCACTGAATCAACTCCTGGGACATGCCGAGCTGCTGGATATGGGCACTGATCTCTGGTACCAGCTGGATGGTATAAAGAGCATCCTTGGCGTTGTAGATGAGGAGCTTCCAGGGATTCTTTATCTTGACGCCGTAGCCCTCGTTGGTCTTGTACTCCATCTTCCAGGCGCCCACCTGCAAGTAGGAGTGCCCGACGTAGCCGAGGTCGTGGTAGATGTCCGGCTGGACCAGATGGTGCAGGCCGATGGTGTCTCGGATCTCCCCTCGGACAGGCAGCCCCTTGCGTTCACAGACCGCGATGTCGTAGGGAGCGTTGTGGAAGACCTTGACGATCTCCGGGTCTGCCAGGATCTGCATGGTCAGCCCAACCAGGCACTGCTCCCAGGCCTCGGGCAGGAGCGACAGGTCCATTAGCGGGAAGGCGACCGCCACGTTGTTGGGGGCCGCCTCAGCTATGGAGATCGAGTGGAGCCGGCACTTGGCGTAATCAAGGGAGGTGGACTCCACATCGATGGCCAGGGCCGGCTTGGCGATGAGCCAGTACTCGAGCCACCGTTTGGCATGCTCGAAGTACTCCACCGCGTTGACAGGCCCCCGCGGCAGCACACAGATTAGGGTCTCCTCGTGGGTGATTCCCCCCCGAGAAATCTGGTGGGCCTTCTCGAAGTCCTGGGCAACCACCCCGGTGATCGGCTTGATCCCCTTGGTGTCCAGGCCCCGCTTGCCCCTTCCCTTCTTCGCTTGGTGGAAGATGGAGGCAAGGTGGTTCGTTGGAATCACATGGGCCACTATGGTTCTTTCCTCGGGACATTGGCTTTGTTGGGGGTGGAGGCGAACCGGGTGCCCTTCTGGTTATACGGTTTCCAGGCGGGGCACTCAGGGGCTAACGCTTCGAGTTCATCAGCCCTATAGGCTGCTATGAGCAGACCTTTAGCTAACTGACGGGCATCCTCTGCATCGATGACTTCCATCGATCCAGCATTGTAGTGGGAGGGATGGTCGACGGTTTCTTTACTCATGGTCTCCATGGTCTCCCGTTCTCGTCGGTGAGGGTGGCACCCTCAAAGGTAGACATTTCCCAACCTGAGAAGTCCTTCCCCTCGGTCTGCCCGAGTCGCTCAAGCCCTTTCCATACGTACAGGTGGTAGGCAAGACATTGCTCCTCGCTGACCACGATCTTGTCGGGCTTGCCCTGGCGCTCCCAGGCCTCCCTGATATCCCACTCAGGCAGTCGGTCGATGAACGTCAAAGCCTTGGAGTAGGAGGTGAACTTTCGCTGCTCATGACCCTCGGCGAGGATAGCCCCATGGGGTGTCCTCTGGTACAGACGCCAGCGACGATCCCTATCCTGCTGAGTGAAGATGTATCCCACGTCAGGCATTGTTTTGCTCAATCCGAGTTGAGGTTTGGAGGAGCCTGTCGTACCAACCATCCCGTTGCATATTGACGACAGGGATGTTGTGGGCACTGGCAATCCTTATAGCCTGCCCGGTGCCCCCTGTTCTGCGGGATGTCTGGTGTCCCCGCTCTGCCCCGTCCGGAGTCCAGCAGACGACCAGGTGGGTTGGACTCTTGAGGTTCAACCCGAGGATCTGATAGCCGTTACGGGCATGGAGCTTCTGAGCTTGCAGAGGACAGGCCCCCCAAGCTGGGTGATGGTGAGCAGCGAGTCGTAGGGCATATGCACGCTGGTCCTGTGATGCCCCCTCAAAGGAGTTCGTTGTATAGATGATCTTGTGGTTATCAGCCCCATCAGCAAAGGCTGTGTCAGCCCCTTTGGCCCCTCCGGATCTAAGCCACCACCCCCGGCCCAGTAGGTATTGTGCCCACTGCCTCATCTGAGCCAGGAACTCTGGGGGGGTCCTCCTTGAACCTATACCTGTATACATAAGGTTTCCCATCCGGCTATTCCTCAGATTTTTTAAGTAGGTGGATCATCATGTCCATGGCTTCCGATGGGGTAGATCATCGGTGGCACTCCTTCCAGAGTTCTTGGAGGTCGATGGGATTGACGCTGCCGCGGTAGTCCCTGATGGATCCTTTGATGCCGGTCAAGGCTTTCATGGAGTGCTTGCCTACAGCAACGATGACGGTGTCCGGGTGGTCCTCACTGACGGCGAGGAGTTCTCCGATGAGGCGCTTACGGCAGTGGTCCATTGCGAGCTTGTGCACCAGGTCGGAGGACAGGGTAGGGCCGCCGCCGGGTGGCTTGATGGGGCGCTTTCTGCACAACGTTGTGTTGGTTACCCAACAGTCCATCCGGGAGAAACCAGGGTCGCCGTTTTCGGTCAGGTACCACTGGGCTCTACCGGTTGGGCCGATGAAGAACTTCCGTTCTCTCTTGGGATTGTTCCCTTCCTCCTCAAATCCAGGCCCCTCTCCTACAAGGATAAGTCGGGAGGGGACTTTGCCGTCGGGATAGACCATGACGGACTTCCCATCATTGAGGGGGCATCCCTGGCAATCCGGCTGGGTTATGAGGCCGTGGTAGTACATTCCATCAGCTCCTGAATTCTATGTTCTTGTAGCCAACTTCATCAGGGTCAGATACTGCATACCAGAGTCCATCTCTCTGTATCGCCTCGACATGCCATTGCTCAGGGAAAGGTCCATAGTTGAACTCCAGGACCTGCTGGACAACAACTTTATTTCCGGATGTATCCTTATAGAATTCTGCAGCCCTGACCCGATATATTTCCCCGACGGAGGCGCTCCAACCCCAGCTTGGCCTGTCAATTCCTTCAGCTGTCTCTAGATTAGGTTGGGTCAGATCGATGGACATGATGCTCCTTATGTTGAAAGACCCCGGGGGGCATTGTGGACCCCCCGGGGAGAGGACCGCTTTACCGGCTAAACCGTCTGGCTGCTACGGCTTGGGCGGGGGCGGAGGG